GCCCCCTCCTTGAACGACACGCAGCGCCCACACGTGCCCTCGACGGCCAGCTCTTCCATTGCTGCGACCACCGCATCAGGCAGCTTCGCACCGGGCTGTTGAGGCCCCTCCTGAGCCGCAGCAGCTGCCGCGGCGGGCGTGTTGGGCAGGATCATGAAGCTGTTGCCGTGGCTGCGCGCCCAGGCGATGTCACACAGCATGTTCGCGAACGAGTAGTGCGGATCGATGCCGATCTTGACCACCTTGGCGCGCGCCTTGCGCTGCTCCTCGTCCTGCTCGACCACCAGGGCGGTCTTCGTGAAATGCACGAACACCCAGTCGCGCAGGATCGGGATGCGCTTGCGGTTGCCGTTATCGAGCACGTCCTGCTCGAGCGCATCCGGGTCAGGGAAGAGACACATCGGCACCTGGCGCCCCTCGATGAGCGTTCCGCGAATCCGGTACAGGCTCGTCTGCATGCACTTGTACTGGTTCAGCGTCACCGTGTACCGGGTGCGATCCTCGTCGGCTGTCTTGCGGTCCGACTGCGACAGGTCATCCCCCCACGTCATCGCATCGTCGCGCAGGTCGGCATAGCCGGCGAGGAAGACTCGCCCCGGGAAACGGTTCGCGAAGCGCCGCGCATCATTCACGTTCGGCAGCTGCTCCACCACGCACACGGCCACGTTGTAGGTGTCCATGAGCTCGGCGCAGCGCACGAACGGCGCATTGTCGAACACCGCCTCGACGTGGATCACCGCCTGGCGGCCGTCGGGCAAGCGCTCCTTGATGATCACCGCGTTGAAGCCGCCCATCTGGTCGATGCCCATGTAGGTATCGCGCCCGGACGACTTCCAGCGCACCCCCATGCGCGCCCCTTCGGCCACCGCGGCGTCGCAGTGCGCCATGGTCACCGGGAGCTGGTCGGCGTCGATGTACGGGCGCGCCAGCGTGCGGTTGTAGAAGCTCTTCTTCTGGTCGCCCGTTTTCGCCCGCCCCCAGGCCTCGAACATGGCGCGCGGCGTCAGTCGCGGGCTGATCGTGCGCGGCAGCAGGAACGACCACGCGTTCGCCGGCGCGGCGGGGTTGGTGGCGATATATCGCCCGCGCTGCGGATCCTCGATCGGCCCGCTGCACTCCGGGCAGCGCCAGTAGTACTCGTGCAGTGGCACACCTGGCACGTCGCCGTTGTTGTAGCCGATCGACTTGCCGGGGAAGATCCCCGCGGGGTCAGAAAGGTCGGATAGCGCGCCGCAGATCGAGCACTCGGTGTTCCAGACCCGCTGATCACCCTGCTGGTACCAAAAGTTGATGTCTAGGTCGGGCATGTTCGCAGTGGACAGCAACAAGACAAATGCAATGTCTGAGTCGCCAGTCCGCGCCATCACTTTGTCGATCTGATCAAGCGTCATCTCCTGCACTTCATCCAGGGTAACAATGTCCGCCGGGATAGACTCAGTGGTTACCTTGCCGGTTGTCCACAAGAAAAGGACTAGGCTTTCCCTGACCCTCCTGGTCAGCACGTTGCCCTCACCGACTACCTCCTCCTTGCCGTCGACACCTCGCCCCGTCGTCAGCAGCCGATACAGGTCGGGCGCGCTGCGAACGATGCGCATGAAGCGGTGCTCGGACTTGTGGATCGCCACCGACTGCGACGGCATGAACATCGACACAGTCACAGGCCCCCACTTAACTGCCATGTAAATCGAGGCCAGCGTTTCGAGGATTGTCAGTCCGAGCTGAGTCGCCTTTTGAATGATTAGAATCCTCCCCGCCGCTTCTTCGCGCGTCGAGGGGATAGCCTCGTAGATAGGCAAGAGCGCAGCCCGGTTATCCAGTCGGAACGGCTTCCCGTCCACCTTCATGCCTCTCTCGGCGAGGCGCTCGCACCATTCTCGAAACGACATTTCATCGGGGATGCGCAAATCATCCCCATTCATCTGCGACATGACTTCCGCCTGTCGACGCCTGCGCTCAAGCTCGGCTGCCGCACGCAGCGCCAGCGGCACCGCCATTACAAAAGCCTCCCGTTCTCAGCCGCCCAAGCGATTGGATCCTTCGCTCCCTTCCTTCTGTTGCAGGGGGGGCAGAGCAACTGAATGTTCTTGATGTCGTTGCTTCCGCCAGAAGCGAGAGGTTGGATGTGGTCGCGGTCGAAAACGCCGTTCAACGATGCGCCGCAGCTTGCACAGCGCCCTCGCTGCCGACGGTAGAGATCATCCACCTCTGAAGCCGAGAACTCGCCCCCTGCCTCGCGCTTTCTGGCTCTCCGCTTATTGAGCCGCACCGCGCTGTACTTTCGTGCTCGCTCAGGCATCAAAGGGGGGCTTGCTCGATCCACCCTTGCGCAACCGCAGGAGACTGTCTTCCCGGATGTCAGGCTATTGATTGGTGCGACCCTCTCGCCGCCGCAATCGCACGAGCAGCGCACCATCTTGATACCTGCGGCGGTCGCGCCGACCTCTTCAACAACAACCAGGCGCCCAAACCGATGTCCAGTGTGATCCACGCGACGCGCCTGGATCATCGCCTCGCGTTTTCGGCAGCCGCATGATGCGATGCGGCCATCTCTCAGCTTCTTCCCAGAGGCGACGAACTGATTGCCGCAGTCGCACAAGCAATCCCATGAGATAGCGCCATCGCGACAGCGGCCTGCCTCGCTCACAACAACAAGCCGGCCGAATCTTTTCCCGATCATTTCGGGGGAGATTGCCGCCCGCAGCCGCTCAAGCCTAAGACACCCGCAGCTTTCAGTGCGTCCAGTAACCACGCGCGTCGCCTCGAGCACAGCAACACCCCCGCACTCACACAAGAACTCCCAAACGGCCTTCCGCCCTAGGTTCGACGTGACCCTCCGCACTGCGGTAAGCCTTCCGAACTTCTGCCCGGCAATCTTCAGCGTCATGCTGGCATCCGTCCTTTTGCCAGCGCCTGCAACTGCTCATCTGTGAGCGTCGTCACATCAACAATCTGATCGAGCCCCCACGCCTTGCGCTCAGCGTCCTGAATGATATTCATAGTCTCGCTTGCGATCTTGGCAGCCTTCAAATCCTCGAAGGCAATGCGCTTCTGGCCAAGGTTCTTAGCGTCCTTGTGCGCGCGCCGACCGCTCTCGACCATCTCCCGCATCGCCGGCCACTCGTCGCGATGCCGGTCGATAACACCAGCTCGGCGCTCGGCTTCCGCGTCGATTGCCTCTGCTCTTTTTTTAGGGTTCGCGCCGCTAACTATCCCGCTAACTTTCTCGCTAACTTTCTCAAGCACCAACTTTTCGACGCTGCGGCCGTCGCTCCAGCCTTCTCGTTTTGCGCGCTTGATGATGCCGGCGTCACTTACGCCGTACTTTGCTGCCAGCTCACGGAAGCTCGTGCCTGACGCCTCCCGTTCCGCACGGATTCCTGCCCACTGGTCCTCGGTAAGCCTTGCCATCACCCACTCTCTTTAATCAGGATGCCGCAGCAATCAACGCTCGCAACTCGTCATTCCAAGCGCCATATCGGCGCGCCACGGCTACAAACTCTTCTACGTCATGTCCGACCAAACACCATACGGGCGCACCTGTATCACGATCGAAGCGCGGCACGCCATCCTTGTCGACCGCCTGCCCCATGTGGCACATCTCGTGGTACATCAGGATCTCGCGCAGGCGCTCGTCGGCCTCTTCCCAGTACTCCTTGTCCAGCACGACCAGGAAGTCCGGCATCGAGCCGAAGAGGCGCCCCCGCATCCAATCGAACAGCGGACGCAACTGCCCCTGTACCGACGGCAGGAAGACCGAGCCCAGCACCTGCCGCCCCTGGCGGAAGACCGCGTCCTCCTTCAGCAGGAACTGGACCACCGGCTCGCCATCCTTGAGGTGCGCGAACTCCTCACACGCATCGACGAGCCGGCGGTAGAACGACGCCGGATCGGCCAGACCTTCCTCGGGCACGACAAAGCTCACGCCGCGGCCTCCTCGTCCTGGTGCACCACGATGATCTCCGCGGGCGCCTCGGGCCGGATGTCGGGGTTACGCACGCAGCGCAGCCCCGCATTCTTGCCGGTGCGCAGCTTCACGCCGCACGCGCACAGCTTGCGATGCCCGCCTTCGGCATGAAGG